GACGTAACCATCATCGGACCCGAAATACATTATCTCAGCCCCGGTCCCGTCCTCTGCGCTACAGGTTGCATGAACAACCTTGCCGTAGTCAACTTCGGTGAAGCCAATCAACTTCCCGTCAACGAACGACCCCACCAGGCCAGTACCGTCACTGAAGAATAGTCGATATTGCCCCTTGTCCCTGACCTTGATTGAGTCGGTAATATCGTCCCGCTTATCCCTTATCAGGGGGTCAATGTACTTACTTATCATCGGGGCCCTGAAATCACCGAACTCCTGCACCGCCGCAAGAGTCGATATCCCCCGGTTGCTGCAAAAGATAGGAGAATCAAGATCCTGGCTGGACCAGGCCCGGGCCCCCACCGTTTCGGACAATACCTTCAGATCCCAATCGGCGATACTTGACCCGTACAGGCCATACGACTTGCCGGTGGTTTGGATAATCAGGATACCGCCTGACCCCCGTTGCATCGAAACAATATCTTCACCCATTGCCAATTCAGCGGCTCCGGTGACAACGCTCCACTCGTCCGGCAACCCCAGGCTTGAATGCTGCAACGACCCACCGGAGAAAGATAGAAACAAGTGGAATTTATGGGCGAATACATACTCCGGGGTATCAGTTGTCATCCCGGTGGTAATCTGCCAAAAGCTCGTGCCGTCATATGCCCCGCACTTATCGACCCCGGAAGTGAAGTACATCACCTCGTCCCCGGAATGCCCCAGGAAGTTATGAACAGCGAAATCATACTTGCCGCCAGGAGCCAGGGTAATTGCTGGCCCGGTAGATTGAGCAACGGCCCACGTTACCGCCGCAACCTGGAGGTTTTCGCCAACGGTGAACGCCCCGGAGGCCGTGCCGTACAGTATCCCCGCAGCGTCACCACCCGCCCACGTCCCTGACTGGACAACAACATGGGTAACGGTGAATGTTTGGCTGGAGGTCGCCCCGGTTAATACCGTGCCGACCACTATCTCGGTACTGCCTGTATCAAAATCAAGCTCGTTGCCAAGGTCAATGGCAGACCACCCGCTAGTAGTTTGCTTGTGCATAACCGCAGCGGTCCCGCCTGTGTTGTCGCGGATTGCATAGGTTACGCCCTTCAGCACTTCGATACCAAGGATATTCCCTGACCCTGGAACCTGATGAATCTTGGCCCGCTTGGTCTCGATGGCGTCTTGACTCCAGGTGGTGTGATTTGCGTCCGTTGCTGCGCCTTCCAAGGAACCAACGCCATCGGCAACCGCTACCACCGTGGCACCAACCTTTAAATTCCCGGTATCGGTAAAGTCCCCGGTAACATCCGTGAGGACGATATACCCGGCGGCATCACCGCCCGCATAACTCCCAGAAGAAAGAACGCCATCAACCAGGGCCTCCCCGGTATTGCCGGTGGTCTGATCGGTGACGATATCACCCTCAGAAACAAGCGTTGACCCGGAAGCAAAATCCTGTACCCAATACTTAGCAGCCGAAGGAAGCCCCCTGCCATCATCCCGCTCAAACCCTTTTACCCGGCGGCAGCCGCCTTCAGGGGGCAGTTCGTAATTCACCGCCCCGAGCAACCGGCCAGACTTCATAAAGAGGTGCGGGGTTACAAGGTCGAGACCACCCTTTATCTGGGTGATATCTATGCGGGTCTGGCGGTTACGCATTATCTATCGCCTCATGGCCGAACCTGATACGGGGTTTAAGATTCGCCATCATGCGACTCTTCATTGCATTAAAGACCTTCCGTGCCTTATTGAACTTCTCGACCGCACCGTGGTCTTCTGCCGCCAACATTACGGCCTTAGCCCAGATAATGTCATGGTAGGCGCTCGGGAAGATAGGCTCCTCGCTATCGTCTTCCCCGAAAGTGAAAATATCCCGGTAATACTCGAAGGTCACGGTATAGATATCGTCCGGGGTCGGCTCAAGCCTGATCTCCCAGCTTGGCAAGATCGTAGCGAATCCGGGCTGGTTGTTATCGTTCAGTCCCGCCCCGTAGGTACTCCGCCAGTCCTTATACTTGAGGAACGGCAGCCATCCTTCTTCCGTCTGGCCGTCAGCCTTCAGGTAAATTTTGAATGACTCCTCGTCCACCGACTGCCGACCATTGGTGAGCGCCATTTCAGAATCGTTATAGTCCCGCTTCCCGGCAATCGTATCAAACGAGTGGGTAGCCCACATGAACTTCCATGCAGGGCACATAGCGAGGACATGCCGGTATGCTTGGTCAACCCAGCCAACGAACATATCATCAAGCCCGGTGGCCCCGATAGTGGTGGAGGGGCCGGTAAACGAGACCCCGGCCTCCTTCATTGCCGTTTGAGTAAGCGAGAGCCGATCCATTACATAAACACCTGATAATTAACAGCGGGACTATCCCCGGTAGGGTCTCCGTTTTCATCGAAGTTGCTTTCGATGGCGTTCTCCAGGACACCTAGTACCGACCGAGGGACAGGCACCTTGACACCCCGGGGGATGGTGAACCCTCTACCGTTTACACCAACGAATACCGGCTGAGTCTCGCCCTTGGCCTTGGGGATCATGATAGTCACCATATCCGAGTCGTCTTTCTTGGTCGGGGCCGGGGGCCGGTTTGCCAGTTCTTCCTTTACGTCTTTATCGACAATCTCACCAGGGGCATGGGTAACGGGGCCCTGGCGCAATGCTTCCTCGTTCTCGTCCCGCTCCCGCTTCAACGCCATAACCCGTTTCCTCACGGTCTCAATCAGCGCGGAGGGGTGGACCTTAATGCCAAACTCTTTCCGTGCATATGCAACAAGGGCCTCACGATCCTGGGTATTTTCAATATCAATCATCAATCTGTCCTCCAAAATAAGGGGTGGGTATTAGGCCACCCCTTTAATTTTTTAGTGGCCATCATCCGTTATTAGATGGTGGCGGCCGGAACTACCTGCAAATTAACGTAGGTATCAGTGATACCAGTGGTGTCAAGGGTCGTGGTGCCGAGAGTGAAGTCAGCAGCAGTTCCGTTGACAACTTTTACCGCGCAGTACGGAGCGTAGCCGTCCGGGCACTCAGGGCAATAGGCGCTTCCACCGTTAGCCACATCGGTCCCCTCGATCAGATACACAGTACCGGATGAGTTTAGGGCCAGCAGGGTCACACGGGTGTAGCCAGCGGCCAAGGCCGAGGCGGTGGCAGAGTCGCCGTCTTCATCCAGGAGCGACAGGTCCGACAGGTCAATCTCGGTGGCTGCAGCCTTGGAATACATTTTGCCGGCAATAGAAAAACTTACCGCGCCAGCAGTCAAAACATTTTCGGTATTGGTGCCGTGAATAGCCATCTTGGCGCTATCGTGGCACATATTACCGAGCAGGGAGCGCTCCCCCTGATGCTTCAGCTCTTTCATCGAAAACATAATAATTTACCTCAGTTTAATTTAATGCCCCGAGTTGCCCCGGGGCATTAATTGATTATTAAAGCGCGGTGATCGCCACTTCCAGCCTTGCCATCCAAGACTGGTTGGTGATAGCGGCGGTGAACCACGTCTTAGCCGACACATAACCAACCTGGCCCAACGGGTCAGACTTGGAGGGCCGGGACGGATTCAGGACCATGGGCTTAATTGCCTCTGCACCCTTCAGGGGGATCTGGAAGAACGAATCCTTCCCGATAAATAGAATCGGGTAAACATCCGCGCTGGTCCCGGTGGTGGAGTACATGGAGCCCTTGGCCCCACCAGCGTCAGCCCACGATTCCAGCAGCGGGGAGAGAATATAACGAACATTCTCTACCGAGCCGCACTCTTCGGGGCAGAGCGGCTGGCGGCTACCGTACTTCGCTACCGGGATGAACCCGGCAAGGTCACGGATATCAGCCTCGCAGTCGGTGTGGGCGAACGCAATATACCCTCCCTCAATAGGGGTGGTGTTATACATTGCCGAACCGGACAGCATCTTAGTCACGGTCTTAGTCCGCTGCGCCTTCAGGGCCCGGGTAACAGCTCGGGTCTTGGCCAGGGTGATAGCGGTATTGACGGCGGTGCGGGCAGAACCATTGTTATAGAAAACATTGGTCCCTGCCTTCAGCTTGCCATACAGCACCATCTCCCGGACTTCCGCCATGTTCTCGCCAACCAGTTCATTGGCGTTCTTCAGAACGGGATCTTCCGACAGGTCTTCAACCTTGTCGGTGATTTCGGTCACAATACCGTACTGATCCATGGTGGCGGTTACATCCTCATAGGCCATTTTCCGGCTGGTAGGGGTAACGCCCTCGGTAAGTGCGGTGGTTGAGACTGCGAAGGGAACGGGTCGCCGATATTTGATGGTGGCAGCCTTGTTCTTCGGCATGGGTCTGGTCATACCGAACTTACCAAGCACAATAATCGGTCTGGCGTGTTCGATCTGGTCAATGGCGGCGTGGGCCGCGGTTCGCTGGCTTATGTCGCCGTAAGTGGTAGTAGGCATATCTTATGCCCTCCTTTTTTATTAAGTTTTGTCTCTCGACTTTGCAACGGCGTTGAAGATAGATTCAAAATCGCCAGGGCTTGAGTTATCCCCTGTCCTGGCAACCCGAGAACCTTTGCTCGATACTCCCACTGAGTCGTCAAGCTGTTTCTTCCGCCGCTCTGCTACTGATTGCGCCTCGCTCTTCTCGGAAGGGGTCTCCGGGTCTTCGGGTGGTGATTTAACAGTCTCAGCCTTGAACTTATCAAACACGATGGCGGCGTCTGCGGCCAACGGGCTATTAGCATAAGCTCCGATCTCAGCGTCCTGTTTATCCAACCACTCGGCGAACTCCGGTTTCGCAGCGACCTCTTGCCAGTCTTCATGCCCGAAACCACCATCATCGACAGGGGCCCCGAGTAGTTCCAACTCGTCTTTTGCTGATCGCTGCGCGACCGCCTCTTTAAGCGGTGCAATCTCGCCAAGGATTTCGGCTTTAACCTTCTCCGTTCTGGCGTCCAGCAGGGAGCTGACGGCTTCGGCGATATCAGGCTCGTCTTCCCGAAGTTCCTCGAACTTCTCCGGGTCTGATATGGCGGCGGCCAACTCGCTGGTGGAAAGCCTTGTCCCTTGGCCCGCCATTTGTCTTTGCAGGGCGGCTACCCGTCCGGCGTCAGACTTGGCGGTATGCTTTATCCTCTCCATATCCTCAAGGAGTTTGTCCCGCTCGGCCAGGGCTTCCGGTGAAGCGCCGTCCCACGGGTCCTTTTCCTCATTCGGAGTGTCCCCGGGCTCTTCCTCTGTGGAGGGCAGAGGATCAGCAGAGCCCGGTTCTTCTCCAGGCGAAGAGGTTTCTTCTTCTTTGTCCGGTTCTTCTACGGCCGGTTCTTCTTCGCGGCCCCCAGCCGCTTTGTTAAACGCATCTTCAAAACCAGATTCTTCTGTTACAGTTTCAGCGCTCTCAGGTTCTTCAATCTCTAATTCCGGCATTCTTTCATCCTCCATTTGGGCGGGTATCGGCCCGTTTTAGTTCTGGCAGGGCAATTATGCGCCGCAGTGCCTTTATTTCACCTTTCAATACAAGGTCCCTATCCCTGTCATTGTTCCGGTTCTCCAATTTCCGCTGGGCTTTCTTGAGTTCGCCTTCCGCGCTATCAAGAACATCCAGCCATGTTTCGCTTAAAATATCAATCATAGCCCAGACCCAAACTTAGCCTTGACCATGGCCTCGTCAGCCAACAGGGCCCGCTCTCCTCTGATAGATAGGTCCTTAACCTCCAGGGCCCGGTTAGTCTCGGCGATGGTCCTATCTCTATCGGCTGCGATCTTAATCATAGTGGTCTCGCGATCGAACATCTTTTCTTTTGCCCTCTGGTCCCGCTCGGCCTGCTTGTCTGCCATCTTGTCCATGTGCATTTGCAGGTCCATCTTGAGCTTTTCTCGCTCGGTGTCCGGCGGCGGCGGGGACTGTTGGGACTGTTTCTCCTTGATCTCGTCATCGGTGTAGATGATCTCTTCTTCTTCGATCTGCATTGACCGGGCCAGGAGTCGGAAAGCTTTCTCCCATTTGGTTATCCCGCCAAAATTAGGATTCTGGGCGGCCATTTGCAACAGGTTGATTACATTCCTTGCCTGGGTTTCCCTCAGCAGCAAAGCAGACGCTCCCCGTGCATCGACAGAAAAATCACCCTTGATTTCTTCGTTGGGGTTGAACTGCATATTCCAGTCATAGAGCCGAGGGATAAACTGGTTGGTAATGTTGTCGTCCCACGATTTAACCGCGTTATACTGGACAACATTATCGTTATTCATCATTAATTCCATGCCCCCAAACGTCTGGGTCATGTGCTTGGTCATGTCTCCCTGGGCTAATTTTGACTGCTGCCCCTCCTCGTCAGCCAGTTGCATGGCCATCTCAAAGACCTGTTTCAACTGGTCGAGGTTGGAATTTATATTGAACACCTTGAATGCGTCATCCATCCGCACGTCCGTGTCGGTCTTCCGCCACGTCTTAAAGCCCTTGAGCGTATAATCCCCATCAACAGGCTCCACCGCCGAGTCATCGTGGACAATCTGCGGACCTACAACTATGG